TGCTAGTTAGGTACTAGCAACCAAGTAGGGAGATTTCCCTAAATTTTCCAACGAGCATCTTCAATTTTGCTGGAGTCAACAATTGATTGAAGGTGTGCTAGTAATTCTTTGGTAGTTTTAATACGTTGATAAGCTCTTTCTCTAATCTCAACCTCATCATCATTAGAGTAAGTAATGACGTTTAAATGTTCTTCAATAATAGAATCTATTGCCTCGTTAAACGATTCATTCTTTAGTATGTCTGCAATATCTTGTTTACTTATCATTGTAATTTAGTTAAATTATTAATTTTATCAATAGCATTAATTAACTCTTTAGATTCTGCAATTTGATTTTTTTGCTGATCACTTTGAGCTTTTTGTGCAAGTTCTAATTCTTTTAATGCCATTTCTTTTTCAAATTGTAACTGTTTTTGTTGTAATTCAACAGTATCTTGAACCATTTTTAATTCTAATTGTTGTTTTTCTAACTCAAGTTTAGATTGCTCTGTTTGTGCTTTTAGTTGTGCTTTTTCTCTTTCAACTTGTGCTAGAGCTTCTGCCGCTTGTACTTGTGGGTTACTAGCACTTTGTTGAGCCTGTAGTTGTGCAAGTTGTTGTGCTTGTTCTTCTGTAACTTCCATGAGGAACTGACTATCATCTTTAAATCCTGCCATATTCACAAACTTGGCTAGTGTATCTCGGTATTGTTTTAAATTAACAAGAGGATTACTTAATCCGTATGTTGTAAGCACTTGCTCTTGTTTATCTAAAATCATTTGCATAACGGCTAGTTGTTCTTGTTTAGAGCCAGTACCTAACCCAACATTAACAGTTATATTGTATTCCTCTTTCCATTCTCTTGGATTCATAGGAACATATTTATTATTAATTCTAATAATGCGTTCTTTTTGTTGGTACTTACATACAAGACCTAGAATACCTTTAAATAAAGATGACACGCCTGTGTCTGCAAAGATACGAGCAATAAGCTCTAGTTTACCTGCAGCTGCATTTGTCATTGCAGCAACTGCTGTAGCTGTTACATTTTGCAATACATCTGCATTTAGTCCTTGTTGTACATCTGACACACCTGATCGTTTTGCCTGTACTTGATCTAAATACTCAAGCATTGGAAATGATTGTCCGGCATTAGATTGTACAGTCATAGGCACAATTGCATTAGGATTCTTCATACGAACCACGCCACCTGCGGTAGATGTTAGCAAGTCATCTAAATTAACTTGTCCCTCTACTGCTCCTACACGATAGTTATTAGTTAAGTATAAGTTATCTAACATTTGACGTGTAATAGTTGACTTGATAAGTTGCAAGTCCATAGCACGGTCTGCTAGTGAATGACCATAAAATTTATGTGGAATTGGAATTGGGCAAACACTATGGAACGGAATATAATCACATTCCTCGTTATGCAATATTTCATTGTTGGTATAACAAACTCTGCGTAGCTCTGCTATGCCATCGTTGTCGTAATCTGTTTTTAGGTAACACTCATAATATTCTACCAACTGCATTGATTCATCATTAGAATCCATGTCAGTAGGATTTTCACCTCGTGTGTATCGTGCAATTCTTTCTGGACTAAACTCAAGTGCATCACCTGTAGATAAACCCATTACAGTCTTTTCATCATAACCCATTGCTATAAGTTCTGACCTTGTTACCATTTTACGGTGAGCAACAAAAGGTGAGTCCTCTATTGTTCTAGCACGTTTACTAATTAAGAATTCTTCTGGTGGTACGTTTTCTACAACAACTTTACCTTTACTTCTTGTACGTTTTACTTTAACTTCATGAGAAGATAATGCAGGCGATACTTCCATACCAGTCATTTCATCAAATACAGCTTCTTGCAAAACAGTTGTATTTTGCTCAACAATTTCTACTTCTTCGTCTTGCATAATCATCATGAGTTCATCGTCATTTAACCCATAATACTTTTCTGTTGTTGTATCTGTTTCATCATTCCAGTAGGCTTTAACAACACCTACCTTTTGTAATAACGCATCTTTAAACCAATCGTGCATGATTTCAAAGCCGTTATTGTCTTTATAAAATATGTGGTTTACATAGACTGTTGCTTGTTCTGCAATAGGTTCATCTCCTGCATTAACAGCTTCAAACACTACTGCGTCTTTAGATGAAGTAAATACTTTCATTAGCTGTGGTAATGCACCATCCACAACCTCTGCCACTTCACCAGTAACAATTTGCGATTTGCCTTCTACTTCATTACCATAAGGCTCACGCATATAGTATTCAAGTGCTTGCTGTCTTTCATCTGTTGTTTCAGTTTCCAGATAACCGATAGCATCATCTATTTCACTTTCTACTATGCTGCGTAATTTATTGTCATCTAATTTTGCCATTTATACTATCCATGCGTTATTTATTTGTTGTAAAGGTTTATTCCAACCTTCCATTGGTGAATCATCTATACCTACTGCTAAATATCTAAAAGCATCACTCCCATGCGATGCCCAATCATGTAAAGGTCTGTCATGGAAAACATTGCGTTTATCGTCAAATACCCTACGATAGTTACGGAGTGCGTCATAACCTTGTTTCGTTTTAGGGTCAAACCAGCAGCGTGGGAGAAGTCTGCGTACAGTTTGTATGCCATCCATGACAGTTAATTTAGGTGCTATTTCTACAGCTAATCCAGCATCTTCTAACATTTCTTTTCTAGATTTGCCTGTGCCCAATTCTCGTACAGCCACATCGTGTGGCAGTATATGTGTGGCATACATCCAATCATTATGTTGTAGCCACTCAACATAGTATTCTAATCCTACCCCATGATTCTCACAGTAATCAACCAGTCTTACTTCTTTATTAACTAGCTGTGCTACCCATATCGCAGTAGAATCAGACATACCTAAATCCCAGCCTGTATACGTTCTAGCTAATCCATCTCTTTCTATATCTATGAACCTATTTTTCTCTTCTAGTTCATTCATAATTTTAGAATAGTATGAACCCTCTACAGGTGCAGAGAATGAACATTCAAACTCTTGCATATACTTATCTTCGCCCATTGCAGAAAATGCTGCTTTAAGCTCTTCTTTATCTAATATATTAGTCTTGCTTGACTTAAATTCTAATAGTTCCCAGCCATCTTTCTTTTCAGCTCTATCGCGTAAGTCTTTAAAATGGTTTTGCCCTTTAGGTGTACCCATTGCTAGACAATAACCTTTTCTATCTGCTAGTGCAGGGCGTAGTATTTCTGTAAATAACGTAGGGTTAATATCACCCACCTCATCTAGCACGCATCCATCTAAATAAATACCACGAAGTGAGTCTGGGTTATCTGCCCCATACAACGATACACGCCTACCCATAAAGTCTACACGAAGTTCAGCAATATTTGCTTTGCCCCCTAAAGGTCGTGTGTACTCTAATAGGTAATCCCACGCAATTCTTTTTGCTTGGTTATAGGTTGGAGCAACATAGGCATATCTTGGGTTCGTTTTATCACATTGCAATGCACTGTGGATAAGCTGGTTAATTGCACAGACTGTTTTACCCATCCTACGATGAGCCACCACCACACTAAAACGGTTGTTTTTAACCATTGTGTGAATAGCTTTTTGTGGGTCACGAGGAATATATCCTGTCTTTATTGTTTTTTCTGCCATTGTTATGCGACTCCATTAGGGTCATCGCTCCTGTTTTAGTTGTTTCATCCTTTTTAATCTAGCTTCCCTAGACATTGTAATCCATTGGTCTAAATCTTCGTATGTTCTATAACAGCTTACACATCTTGGTTCACCGCCAGTAGTATCTACTATACGGCATACACCTGTGCAAGGTGAATCATCTACCACTTTACTTTATTCGCCCAGTAGGCTGCTGACATTTTTCCTTTAGCTATGTTTTTAGCGTGTCTTGCTTTAAATGACTTTTGCCTAGCGGTAGGCTTTTTATCGCCTGTTACCCCTTGCTGACCAAAGCGTATGGTTTTTACTTTATCACCTTCTTTAGCTACCACCACATGAGATTTTTTAGGGTGATTAGGTGTGCGTTTAGGTTTATTATAACCTGAAACACCT